TCTCCAGTCGGCTCGAGACGCCGCCAAGGTTGGTTGCGTCGAGGCCAAACGAATAGGGCAGGTTGTAAGACATGCACGTCATCTTCAGTAGCATAGTCATAAGGTACTGCGACTCAGGACCGGGCGAAGATGTGTCGGCAAATTTGATGTCCTGACCGGCGGTCAGATGGTTGATCTGACCGAACTGAATGTCCTGAGCCATCGCGCTTTGCTGGTTGTCGAATTGGCTCGATGCGTAGCCGTCCATCGCTCCGATGCCAGCGGTGGCGCCGGTGCTGTTGGTGAAGATGGTGAGTGCGCTGGCGAGCTTCGCTTTGCCCTTCGTGAACTCGATCATTTCGTAGAGATCGCGCAGGTTAGCCACGGCGGCGTCCAGCTTACTCACTCCACGATAGGCGTCCAACTGCATGGCGTCCATGTAGTGGACAAACTGCGACGCTGGCACATCGATAGGGTCGGTATACTGACCAGCCGCCATGCCACGTTTGAAAACTCGGTAGGCGACAGGCTGACCGTGATCGCCGATCAGCACGCCGCTGACATAGTCCTCGCTGACGATGTTTTGATAAACGCCACCGAGGCGGTCTGGCTCAATGGCTTGCAGGCGAAAAGGTAACTGAATCAGTTCGTCAGGCGACATCGACGGATCACTGCCGGGTCGCATAAATGTCCAGCCGTAGTCTCCGCCACGATTCATGCCTAGCACGCCAAACTCCAGCAGTCGGAAAAAGTCGGCTCGATTTGCGTGATCGCATTTCGGAAACCACTCGTTGTTCAGCCACTCCTCGACCGCCGCGTCCAGTATGGTATCGCCTGTCTGCGCGTGGTAGCCTTGCGGCGCAACGTACATCGCGTATTTGCGGTTGAGCGTTTTGGCTGGCGCAAAGTTGTTCTCTAGATCGGTGGCTTCGCGAAGCAGTTGGAGCCGGTCGCGCTGGACCTGAAAAGAGTTGGGCGCAATCTGTGCCGGTGCGTTCTCGCGACGGTTGGTGAAGCTGGCTCCGTCGTACTTGAACTCGTGGAGCAGACGCTTGGCGGCCATGCGACGCACACCTGCCATTGGCGCAATCGCGTTGATCGCTCGGTCGAGGAAGTTGGGAGTGAGTGGGTTGGATGGTGAGTGTGCGGCCATTGGTCAGTCTATTGATTTGCGGCTCCTCGCCCGATGGATCGATTGAAGTTTGCTCGCACGTTCATTGTCCGCGCACCGCTCAATAGTCCAGCGGCATAGTTGCATTCTTGGATCAGATCTTGGGCACTCTCCAGCGATGGGAAGCTGAAAGAGCGTCCTGCGATGGAGTAACTTACGCCACGCACCGAGCTTGCAATTATGCAGGTCACGGCGGCGGTTCTGATTTCGGTGAGTTCGGTTGACGAGAGTCCTACAAGAGTTCCTTTGACGGCCATATGACCAACTCATAAGCGGTATTGGCATTAGGGCAAGAGGGTTGCGGGTTCTGGTGGCGGTCCGTCATTAGTCAGGTCAGCCGGGTCGGCGGTGGCAAACAGCACTCGACGAATGCGCTGGTCAAGCAGTGCGCTGACCAAGCTCATCTGATCGCAGTCGAGCAGATGGTTCGCCTTGCCCTTGCTGACCGTCCATAGCCATTTCTTCTGACCGGCCTTATCGACCTCTTGCCGCTTAAACTCGACAGAGGTCTGTTTCTGATACTCGTTGGAGACGTTTTGCGGAGCGGTGAATCGGTAGGCACTCATGCCTCCGCGCATGCGGTGATACATGTTTTTGATCGGTTGCTGGCACCAAAAAAAGTAGCGAGCCTGGCGAACCTTGCCACCTTGCCCAATGCCGACGTGACCTACGTTGACCGAGCTGAACGGATATTTGCGGACGATGCGTTGACCGTTAAATTCTTCGTGGTGAGGAAAGTCTCGGCGGTTTGTCGAGTCTCCCCACAGTCCTTGCCAGCCGTACCGGACGCACACCTCTTGCACTGCCGACGTGTCAAAAGCAATGTCCACCAGCGTCCTGCCAGGCTCCACGCCGAGCTCGATGCGGAGCTCCTCCAACTCCTCCCATGTCGTAATGCGTCCCTCGTCGATGATGCGGGATTCGGTCGGCCCATAGGCACGGCAGACGTACCAGCGGTGCGCTCCTTCGCCTTTGCTGGCTCGACCAGCTTGGTTGTCGATGGTCAAGAATCGCCCGATCTCTCCGTCGAAGATCTCGCGCTTGAGGTAGTTGCCTTTGATGCGGTCAAACTCGACGCTCGTCTCAGCGTCACTCGGCGATTCGTCCCACGCCAAGGCTCTGCGCTTCTGGATGTAGTCACGAAGTGGTTCGATGGCTCCTTGCTTTGCCGCCGCGCTGGCCTTGAGTTTCTCCATGACCATTGCGCCCAGCTCGAAATAATGGACGCTAACAGCTTCCCAGTGGAATGACCGGTGATGCGCTGGAGCGTTCGGGTTGGTGACCTCGTATCGACCGAGGCCAGCCTGCCGACGTCGAGAGATCTCGTCAGGTGGCCAGTCCACTCCGCAGTGCTGACAGTTATAGCGGACCAACGGCAGGATCTTCGACCAGACAAATTCACCTGTCTCGGTGATCGTCTCTTCGGTGCGTGGGAACTTGAGCCGGTCCTTGTCGTCAGTGAGTCGTTGGAACTGGTTGCAGGTCGGGCACGGCACTGTCCACTCCTCACAGGTGCCGTTCATGAATGATGCGTCCGACTCGTCGCCCAAAACCGAGCCGGTGGAGAGCGTCAGGATCTTGTTGTTGCGGACGCCTTCGACGCGCTTTTCAAAGGCTGACATGATGCCGGGACGATACATGTGTGGCTCGTCCATAGTCAGGTAGCGGACGCGCTTGCTCTGTGCGTTGGAAAGGTTTGCGCCGACGCAGTAGAAGGACATGCTCGGCAGGACGATCTTCTGGACTCGTTGTTTATGTCGGTCGCTCGGGAGCTTTTTGGCAAGGAACTCGTTCTCTTTCAGCATCGGTCCGATGCGATCCTCTAGCCAGTCGGCGGCGTCAGGATCAGACTGCGCCACCATGTAGTACATACCCGGCTCTGAGTCGATGCACCACGCCAGATGGATCTCGCCGATCAACGACTTAGCCGAGCCTGCCGGACCGCGCACGTCCACTCGGCGAATGGTCGAGTCGCTCATGGCTCGCAGTGGCTCGATCAACCACGGCGACTCCTCGGCCACATACATGGGATAGCGAGTTGACTGCGGGAGCCTAAGCACGCCGTCGTATTTCTCGACCATCGATCCGTCGAATTTCTCTGGCACCGCCCACTCGGCGACCTGTGCCAGCCATCGTTTGTCTTCTTCGATGGTCGCCATTATTTTGCGTATTGCCCGAGGTAGAGCTTCACCTCTTTGGCGATGGAGTTGTAGATGCCTCGGTCGAGTGATTTGTCGAGAATGTCGAATATCTGGGTGAGGTGAGTGGACCACTCGGTGCGGACAAGGTCTCGGTCGATGACTCTTTCTTTGGCTTTGTCCAGCTCAAGCTCGGCCTTGAGCGTTTGGGCGGCGAGCTTTCTGCTTTCCATCTCGGCGTCGGTTGCTTCGATGACGACGCCAGACGGGATAGTAGTTGGCGATGTGCCAGGCGTGGCTGTCGGCGTAGTTGAGTTGTCGGCCAGCCAGTCGATAAGGTTTTGACGATAGATTCTGCCGTTGCGGAATCCCTTACAGCCGCCTGTTTTTGCTCGCTTAATCTCAGCCATCGGGACGCCAAGGATCTTGGCTGCGCTGGTCATGGAATCGAATGAGACCTGATGCTTTGGCGCAATGCCAATCAGGTCTTGGATCTCTGCTAGTTGCTCGGCTGACAGACGGCCACCGTCGGCGTGCTTTTGCAGTAGCGATTGCCTACGGCTTTCCTGAATCTCTTTCGGTGTTGGTAACTGGCTCATATGTCATGGGTTGGGCGAGGAAGGGTTGGACTTCAACGCCCAAAGTTTCTAGCTGCCTCCAGAGTTTCCACCATTGCCGAATGGTGATGCGGTTCTTTTTGGAGTATTGGCTGCTGCGCCTCGTTGATTCATTTGTCTTCACCTCCTTTCTGCCTCCACCTTACCTTACTCCGTTGGCTCTGGCAACTCTCTGATCATCGGCACGCGCTTCATGACCTTGCGCACGGTCTTGGGAGCGAGCCTGGGGAGCGTCGGTAACTCGATGCCCATCGACCTTGCTAGTGCCTCGCCATCGACAAACGTCCCATGCTCGCCACTCCAACCAGACGCAGATAGGAAGGCGTCCCGGCGTTCCTGCGTCCCGAAGCAGACGCAGAGAAAGTGACGGGACGTGGTCACGGCTTCCTTGTTGCTGGTCTCTCGGTTGCGGTCGGCGCGGAATTGTCTCTGCATTTCAGTCAGCTCCTGAGTGGCTCCACTCTCTAGGTCTTTGGGTTTGGGTAGACCAAGTAGTCCAGTTGGCTTTTTGTGGAATTTTTTAGGGATAACAACGGTGTTTAGTTTGATCATAGGTCAGATTATTGGATGGATTTTTGTCGGTATAACTCGGTCTCTGCGAGCGGGAACCACTCGAGGATCTTGGCAAAGTCTCTAGGGAAATGCTTCTTGATCGGGCCCAAATAGCGGAAGTCGAGGCCATCAAATGACCTACCAAACATTGCGTAGTCGATGGGCAGTTTGACGCCAGACGCAATCAACTCGTCCTCCAATCGCCTGTTACTCCAGTCCCACACTGGGTAAAATTGCCGACGCTTTTGGTTCAGTCCGCCCTTCAGCATGTTGACCGCCGCCCGGCGAGCAAGGTTATCGCACTCCCGGACGCCTTGAGCGCACCACTCGCTTGGGCGCAGGCCGAAGTCCTCGGCCAGCCAGTCGCGCACCTGATCTCGGGAGTAGGAGAGCAGGCCCAGATTCTCCACGACATCGCGGCGGTGAAGAGGCTGGAATGTCCCGCTGGCGATCATGTCATACAGAGCTGGGCTGGGAATACGGACGATTTTGGTGCCAAAGAATTTTTCGTAATACGCTAAACTTTCCTCGATAAACTCGAGGTCTGGGACGAGGTAAAAATAAAACGGCACCACCTTAATCTTGTCCCGAAGTGCCAGCCAGGTGCCAATGGCGTCTTTGCCAGCGGAAAAACTGAGCAGGCAAGTGTCTGTCTCAGCCAGCACGGCGGCGATAGTTCCCTCGCCAGTAATCCAGCCTTTTTCATTCGTGGGGTATGTCATAGGTCGGCAAAGCTAACGCGGCGCATTTATTTTTAAACCATTATTTTGCGTGAGACATCTAGGCGACTGCCCCATGAGAAAACGTCGCAACCACGCTGACCCTGACCTCTAGAATGACTCCGAATAGATTCCTTAGCACCCCTAGGGGGGTAGGTAGGGATATGCACCATAATACAGCGTCAGTCATTGCGTGTGGGCTGTGCTGTGGGCACCTGCACAGCGTCATAGCGCAGGTCTAGCATGGGTTGTGGCAACGGCTTGCGGGGCCAATGCTGATACTCAGGCGGCACCAGACTGGCAAACACTCGCTGACCGTCCCGGTATCGCTCAGGCGCATTCTGTCTGCGATATGTGTCGTCCAGCAATCCACCTGTCCATAGCGGATGATCATGCCCGAACACCACGTCTCGTGCCTCGACCACGCGCCCTTGCCCATAGGCCATGGCGGTATAGTGGTCGTCCGAGAACACTCCACGGTAGCGAGGGTGGAACATGGTATATCCCTGCTCGCGGTATCGCTGCCTGGTGATGATCGCCATGCACAAGAGGTGATCGGTGCGATGCCCATCGCTGACAGCCAGCACCTGTGACAGGTCCGTGTTCATTCGGCTCAGAATGATCCGATCCCAGAACATCGGCGGCGTGTAGTCGTCGCTCATCTGGACCATGATCTCTCCGTCCGACCAGAGCGCAGCCAGATTCCATGCGGCGACACATCCCATGTTCGGTCTGCATGTCGTGACGATCTGTGATGACTGGTCCAACTCTGTCCATGTCTCATCGTCGGGATCGACCGCGAATATGTGTTCGATGTCAGTCGGTGACTGAGCGAGTCCCAGCCAGGTTGATTTTGCCATGTTGGCCTTGCTGGCTCGGTTGCGGGTAGCGTGGAGGAGAGATATTTTCATTAGTCAATGGATGATCGGTCAGGTTTCTTGCTGGAGTTTCCGACTCGATGTTCTTCGAGCCCCCCAACGCAGGACGCTATTCCGTCCCAGCGATCTTTGGCGCGATTGTTGTCCCAGTCGTAGCATCGCTGGCATATTCTGGTGTTGTATTTTGCCACAGTCGCTTCGTTTCCGCAGTCGCAAAGGGCTCGGCGACTCGGCCAGTGCTTGGATCGAGATTTCTTTTTTTCTGGCAACTGTGAGTCGGTATTAGGCTGGCACACATAGCTTTGTCGTCATTTATTTTGAAATTCTTTTGCAGCGTCGGCAGATGCCGTTGCTGTCTTTGGTGCCGTCCTCCCAATGGTGGTTCATAAAAACGTCCATGCCACGGATACAGAGCGCAGCCAGTTGGCCCGGAGTCTTCGTCCCATGACCGAAGCGATTGGTCAGGGCAAACTGGATATCCTCCTCGAGTCTGAGCAGGTCGACTGCATTAGTTGGTGGCAAATATATGCTGGCTCGAAGCACCTCTCGGAACTCCGTAAATGCCTGTCGTGCAAGGTCCAATTTGCTGGGCGGTTTCGGTGGCGGTGGCAATGCACCGAATAGGTCTGGTTGGCTCATCGGTCGTAACTGGTTTGGAATGTGGTCGTTGACGGTATCCAGTCCACAGCACACTCGACTCCGCTTGCACCGGATCTCTGCGCAATCACTCGGATGATGCGACCGCCGTCCTTCTGTGGCTCCACTGCGATGATCGCATTCGCATCCTGACCGATGGCTCGACTCTCGCGGAGCTTGCCGTCGTCGTTGAGTTGGCTCAGTCCAATGACGACGCAGTTGAGCTCAGCCGCCAGACGCTTAGCCGACCGGCTGACCTGTGCAACTGCCTCTTGGCGAGTCTCTGACTTGCGCTGACCGCTGGCGTCGATGAGTTGGATGTAGTCGAGGATAATCAGGTCCAACGGCTTCTCTTTGTGCATGGATCGGCACGCGGCGAGGATCGGATGGAGCTCGTAGA